GGCTCTCCCACTACGACAGCAGCTTTGGCTGTAAACGTAGACAACTATGTAGTTCCCCGCCTTCGCGGTGTTTCAATTGAAACTGATTACATTGTTAAAGAACAGCGTAGCGTCATTGTCGCTTCCCAGTCTCTGGGCTTCAATGAGCTTGTTGCCAACTCTGGTAGCAACGTTCCTTCTGTTCGCTGGCCCTTCGCATAATTGTAGGCCAATAACGCTAAGGGGCTTCGGCCCCTTAGAGTTTTTACTTATTTACTTATGGCAGATTTAGTCACATTAGTGCAATATAAAGAGGCGGAGGGAATTTCATCTTCTAAAGATGATTTACGCTTCAACTCTATTGTTCCGTCGGTGAGTGAATTAGTAAAAACTTACTGTGGTAATAGTTTTGTAGATTTTTACTCTTCTAACAAAACAGAAATTTTTACTATTGACTGGGACACGTATGTAGTTCAACTTACAGAAAGTCCAGTAAATAATATTGTAAGTGTGCAGGAAAGATCCACGTATGGAGGATCCTATTCCACTCTTACTACAGGAGATAGTGAGTACTACTTAGAACCTACTACGGATAGTATTCTTCGTACTAACGTGAGTGGTAGGTATCAAAACTGGCCCAAAGGTGTTGGGTCTGTAAAAGTAGTATACACGGGTGGATATAGTGAGGTTCCCGCAGATTTGAAACTTGCTATATTTGATTTAATCACGTATTACTTCAAAGATGAGCACAAACAGCGTCAAAGTATTGCAGGGGCTACTCTGCAGAACCAAGGCTCATCTTCTCAAAGTATGAATGTAGGATTTCCAGACCATATTAAACGGGTACTGGACCTGTATAAAACTTACTAATGGCTACAAAAAATACAGAAAAGTTTTTAGAACAACTAAACACTTACGTAGGTGAACAAGTTCGTTCAAAATTAAATACTTTTTATACTATAGTCACTATGACTAATAAGTCTCTGGGTGAAGGGTTTAAGGAAGGATACCAAGATGTTCGAAAAAAGTCTCCAAATTTGCCTGAAATTCCTAATAGGGTATTTACAGAAATAGGTGCTAAGGCTCTCAACAAGGTTATGGACCATGTTGAAAAACCAAGGACTATGCCGGTGAAAATGCCTGGCAGCAGGCGCGGTACAAAACTAGTATTTGGAACCAGAAGGGATGTTAAAAATGTCTACGAAATAGCTAAAAGAGAAGGTGTAACTGGCATAAATAAGTATTTAGAATCCGTGGGGTCTAGACGTTTAAAGAGTCTACAGGATTATAAAGACGGAGACATAACTCCTAGACAGACAGAAGTAGGAATTCAAAAGTCTGGTACTCATAGAGCCCACCAAGCCACTAGTACTGTTGGGGCTGCCCAGCTTTCTGGAGCTATGGAGTTTTTAACTCGCACGAAAGACTTCGCGGGTTTTACTACTGCGGAAACTTCAAAAGAATTAATGAAGACATACACAGATATTGCGTTAAAGTTTACTACAACAGGTACTAAAACAGGCGGAGGGGCAGTAAGCTTAAACGAAAATCAAGCTATAGAAATATTTCTTGGCCCCCGCTCAGAAAATTTAGCGGGTTCTCAGAAAACAGACTGGAGAAACTTGAGACCTACTTTAGAGAATGCTATTAGGGCTTACTTGGAAATGACACCTATAGAAGATAGGTCTAGTTCTAAATCTATACGAGAAAACGCAGAAGATCAAGTAGAGCATGTCGCTGTTTCTAACATAGTCGGAAAAAACAAAAGTAAGAAAAAAAGAGTCAAAGGTGGAAAAACAAAAAGTTCTACAAGAAAATCTAGTTCTGTTTCTACAGTTGTTAGCAAGACTGCAAAGAATCGCAGTGGCTCTTCTAAGAGAGCAAAGAATTTTAAGCCTGAAAAAGGGCCTGCCTCTGCACCTCTTGCGCTGTTAGGCATACTAAATTCAAAACTGCCCGAAACAGTTAGAAGAAATATGGTAGCGCCCAGGCTTGTAAATAGAACAGGTAGGTTTGCTAGTTCTGTAAAGGTAACAGATATTACAACAACTCGTCAAGGATTTCCTAGTATTGGTTATACCTATGAGAGAGAAAGATACGAAACTTTCGAGTTAGGGAATAGACAGGGATCCTCTAATAGAGACCCTAGAAGGCTTATAGATTTGTCAATACGACAATTGGCAGCTCAGTTTGCCCTAGGAAGATTTTATACTAGGAGAGTCTAATGTCAACAGACAGAACTTATAGCTCTCGACGATTAAACATAGTAGAGGCTCTTGCAGAAAAGCTAAAAACAATAGACGGGCAGGGGCAGTTTCTTTCTGACGTAAACAACAATGTAGTTCCTCGACTTAAATTCTGGGACGAAGTAGAAGAGTTTCCTGCGATTCATTTGAATCCAGGTGCAGAGACTCGCGAGTACCAAACGGGGGGTTATAAAGACAGATTTCTGGGCGTTACCGTAAGAATGTATGTTCAAGAAGAAGACGCTCAGGAAGCTCTAGGAAAACTATTAGAAGACGTAGAGACGGTCATAGAAGAAAATTCAAGACTGAACTACTATGATAATAGGGCAGTATTACAATCTACACATCAAATTTCAGTTCTCAGTATAAGTACTGATGAAGGAGTTTTAGAACCTCTTGGAGTCGCCGAGATGGAATTAGAGGTTCGATACTAAGGAAACGACTGGCACGAACAAATGTTCACGTCCAAGTCTTTTCAAGGCTCATAGGAGATAACTATGGCACAACAACTATATTTTAGTCGAGATACTAGAATGTTTGTCCAGTTTCGGAATACTACTGATAATACCGAAGCAGCGGCAAACCTAGGCAAAGGTTCGATTTGGGAGATTCCTATCCTGGACGGTTACAGCTTCTCTCAAACCACAAATACTTCTGAGATTACTCTCGCAGAAATGGAATCTTCTGCTGGTGTATCCCGTCGTGGTAATCGTATGTTTACAGACTCTCTTGCACCCGCAGAGTGGTCTTTTAGCACTTACGTTCGTCCTTTCATTTCAAAGCAGACAAACTCAGATACGGTGGAGCGCGCCGATACAGCGGCAGAAACTCATGCTGTAGAAGAAGCCCTCTGGGCAAGTATGTTTGGAGCTGACACGTATAGCTCCTACGCTTGGACCCGCGCAACAAACGCAGTAAGCGGTCCAGTAGCTACTCCTGGAAGTGCAAACATGCCTATTGTAATTGCTGAATCTAATAGATCAGCTCTACACTCTTTTGTAATTTACTTTTTGATTGACACGGCTACTTCTAATCCTTTGGTATACAGAATGCCGGAATCTGTTGTTAACGAAGCTTCCATCGACTTTGATGTTGACGGTATCGCTACAATTAACTGGAGTGGTTTCTCGAAAGAAATTCAGGATGTTTCAGGAAGCGTTATTCTAGCTACTACAGCTCCTGGAAACGGTGCTACTACAAATGATGGTACTGGAATTGCTCTGGGAGACATCATGATTGACACCGACAGCGGAAGAAGCTTTAATCTTATCAATACGGTTGCTTCTACCTGTTCAATTACAAAGGCTATTGACGAAGCAACTACGAGTACTCTTAACTTTATTCGTAATCGTCTGACTGCTGTCGACATCGAAGCTGCAGACGGTGCAGACAAAGTAGCAGGAACCTTCCCGGGTTCGATAGCTACCGTTTCTGCTGTTGACCAAACTAATGATGTTATTACCTTCTCTGCTGCTCACAACTTGTCAACAGGAGACCAGGTGTATATGTCAGGCTTTGCTTCAGGCACTACAGCAGGAGGCTCCGCTATCAATGGTCAGCATCTGTTTGTTCGAGTAGGGGATGAAACCGGTACTTACGGAGGCTCTGCCAATACTACTACTGAGATCACTCTTTTCGGCACAAAAGCTCAAGCAGAAAACTTGGGTAATGCTACAGGAAAAGTAGTTCTTGCAGGAACATCGTATTCAGGAACTGCTGGACGTGTTGCAAACGGTAAGTACTCACTTACTCTTACTGGCGGTAACTTTACTGTAGGTAATAACATTACTTATCTCGTACCGGAAGAATTAGGAGCAATTAACAAGCCGATTGAGCACGTAACAGGCTCTCGTTCATCGGGCGGTTCAGCTACTTGTTACCTTACTCTGGAAGACTCTGACATTTCAAGCGGTACTTCACGACAGTTCTTTAACGACCTGGTAGGTACGGGCGCTATGTCGAAAGTTGTAAACAAATTCAAAGTAACCATGCATATTGGTGGTAGTGCTGCTACTGGCAATACTACAGACCCTGCTTTGAAGATTGAGTTTCCGACTGCACACATTTCTGTACCCACTCACTCAGTTGAAGATGTTATCTCTCTTGAGGTAGAGTACGCAGCACTTCCGACAGACTTCGGAACTGCGGATGAAATAACTGCACTTACTTACTATCCTGTAGATGTATACTAAGGAATAGCAGTTTTACAAAAAAGGGGCTTCGGCCCCTTTTTACTGTTCACCTCCAAAAAATAACCCTTGACTTTTTTCCTCTTCTCACATATAATATAAACTCATGGTCGATAGTAAATTACAACAATTAGAAGGACGACGAATGACCGAAGCACCTATTTCTCTGGCGAGTCTTATGACTCCCAGCAAGACCGTATCTGTAGACTATCCTGGCTATGATGGAATGACCATACAGTTGACTTATCTAGCTAGGGAAGAAATGTTGAAACTTCGTAAAAGATGCCTTACGACAAAATTCAACAAAAAAACTCACCAGCCAGAAGAAGAGCTGGATGAAGAAAAGTTTTTAACAGAGTACTGTAAGGGTGTTATTCAGGGTTGGAAGGGACTTAAATTTCGATACTTAGAAGAGCTTCTATTGGTAGAAATTGGGGACCTGGATCCTGATGATGAGTTACCGCACACTCAAGAAAATGCTGAACTACTCATGAGAAATGCAAACGAGTTTGATACATGGGTTACAGAGACAGTAGGTGACTTAGAAAATTTTACTGGAAACAAGTAACTAG